AGGGTGGAATTACAGGACAAGTAATAGCTACAGAGTTTTCTAAAGACTTAAGTACTGCATCTAAAACTTTAAGAGAACAAGTAGATGGACAAATGGTTGGGGACTTAAAAATACCTGAACAGTTTTTAGATAGACTCACTGCGGCAGGAAGAAAACTTTTAGTTTCAAAGATTAGTGAGGGAAGACTCCTAACAAAAAGAACTCAGAGTGGATTACGTAATGCTTTGAATAATTTAATTAGTGCAATAGAGAAAAACACAGCAGCAAATATAGGTGAAGGGTGGCAAGTAGATCACCAAGAACTAAATATAGTGGGTATAAGATTAGTATATATTTTAGAATATTTAAGGTATATAAGAGGAGAAGTAGCAGCAGAAAATAACCTAAGAAAAAATGCTAGAGGTTTAAGTGCTTTAGGGGATTCCGAAATAGGTACTTTACAAGTTTCAGGTACAAACCAAAATGTGTCTGCCTTAGACTTAGATTCTTTAATAGCAGACTTTAAATGGTTAGTTGCGGCAAATGCTTCCTTATCAAACGCATATAAAACAGGGCTACAAGTAAACCCTAAAGATATGTCAAAGTTAACAAAAGATTGGTTAAAAGCAAACAAATATAATTTAGATGCTTATAAGGATAAAGTTGTAAATGTTAATACAAAAACAGACTTTTCTTTTAGATTAGAAACCGAAAAATACAATGTTGATATTAAAGGAAGAGTAGAAAGAATACTAGGAAGGAAGGCTTCTAAGCTTCTTGGACAAAGACTAACAAGTTGGTATGGAACATGGAAACAGCAAGAAGATTCATTTGCACGTGATTTTTTCCCTGGTAAGCCTAAAGATCTATTTAAAATTAAAGGATCTAAGCAAATAGGCCCAGAGATAGAGACTCAGTTTCTAGATACATTTAATGGAAAAGCAAGAACATATAAGTCTAATACTAAAATGAAAAGTAGTATTATTGAAAAGCCTGAAAATAAAACAAAAGTAGGGTTAAAGAAATTAGGAAGAAAAAAGACAGATGCAGTAAGAATGTTAAAACAAGCCTCTGCAAAGATATCTTCCGCAAAGGTAGGCAAAGAAAAATCAGATGAAGCAGTTAATTTATTAAAACTTAAACGTCTGATTAATACAAGACTCGGGGCAGAAGTAAGACGAAACATGGGAAGACCTGCATTGACTAATAGAACAGGTCAATTTTCAAACAGTGTAGAGTTACTAAGTTTAAGAGATACAGGTAAAACACTAACAGGACAGTATACATATACACTGACTGGAGGAGGTAGTGGTAGTAATAAAACTGGAGTATATTCTACTTTTGAAAATTTAGGAACAAGAAAATGGCCCACAGGGTATAATCCCAAGCCTTTAATATCAAAAAGCATAAGAAATTTAGCGGTAAGATATACAGAAAGAAAATTTACCCTTAGGAGAGTATAATGGCATACAGGACACAAAGAAAAAAGATAGCCGAAGCTCTTGTAAAAAAGTTTAACGAAATTGATGGAAATTATCCATATAATTCAAATCTTTATCAGAATGCAGATGCTCATTTAGTATTTCTAGATGAGATACAACAATATCCAAAAGTATGTGTTGTAGCTGGAGATGAAGAAAGAATATATCAACCCGGAGGGTTTAAGTGGAGATTTTTAACAGTAACAGTAAGGGTGTATGTAGAAGATGCAAATGACCCCCAAGAAATTTTATCTTTATTGCTCGAAGACATCGAAAGAGTCATAGATAATAATGATATACTAGTGTATGATGGCACTGTATCACCTAACTTAGAAACAACATCAATGACTATTCAACAGATTAGTACAGATGAAGGAGTTATATCTCCACTAGGTATTGGTGAAATAGTACTAGAAGTACGATATTAGGAAACAGGTAAAGCAGAAAATTCTAGCTAAACCCTTTCCATTATAAATTATAGGAGATAAGCAAAATGGCTTTAAATCTATCAAGAAATACCAAGGTATTTATTTCAACAGGAAACGGAGTTCACAAAAGTGGCGGCTCTTTAGTAAGTGTAGATGGCTTTACCGGTGGTAGTAATCACAATGTAGGAGATGTAATTACTTTAGGCAGCAGTGGTGCCAAAGTAATAGTAAAAACAGTTGATGGCAGTGGCGGAGTAACAGAAGTTATTATTCCAAATAACTTTAGAGGCACCGGGCTTTCAAACAACGATGCTTTATCACAGAGCGTTACAAGCGGTGGCGGTACAGGCTTTGCTTGCGTAGTAAAAGAAGTAACTGGTACAACTGCAGAAGGCTCAAGAGCAGGAACAGGACTTTTTAAAGGTAATGGCTCAAATGCAAATACTTTTAAACTAGGAGTGTTGGATGGCTACAGTTTTTCACAAAGTTCAGAATCTACTGACGTAACAATTAATGAAGCGGGAGCAACCCCAAGCAGAGGGTCTACAAGATTCAATGATTCACTAGCTCCGGCTGAGTGGTCTTTATCAACTTATGTAAGACCTTTTAAACATGCCGCCGATGCAACTAAAAGCTTTAGGGCGGTAAACTCAAATGACATGTGTGAAAATATTTTATGGGCAGCTATTGCCGGTAAAGATATCACAGGTGGAGCAGAATCAGGGGGAACAGCATCTGCGGTTACTCTAGGAACAGATTCAACAACAACAGATGTTGAATTCTTAAGATCTGATCACCATGAACTATTAAAATTAAGTATTTTCTTTGTATTAGAGAATACGACATATAGACTTAATGAGTGTCAAGTTAACCAAGCAGAGATTGATTTTTCAATTGATGGTATAGCTACTATTTCTTGGTCAGGAAACGCAACAACTATTGATCAAGTAACTACAGCAATTGAAGATCCTTCCAAAGCATTAGAAACTGATGCAACTACAGACACTGCATATACTGCTACTACATACACTGAAGGTTTCAACTATGTAGATACTTCAGGCCCGTCTGATGCAGGGTACCTAAGAAATAAGCTATCTACTTTAAGCTTATCGCATAAAACCTCAGGTAGTAATGCAACAGAAGTATTAGACCTAACAGGATCAGGAACAAAAAATTACTTAATTAATATTACAGGAGGTAGTTTAACTATCAAATAATATAACATATCTAACTCCAGAAACTTTAGGAGTTGTAGATACTTCAATTGGTTCTTTTTCAGGAGCAAGACAGGTAAGTGGTTCTTTAACTATGTATCTAGATACTAAAGCAGACGGCTCTAACGAGTTACTATCTGATTTAACAAAAGCTACTGATTTAGTTAGTACTGAATTTACTATGAGTCTGTTTATGGGCGGAGCGTCTAGCGCAGCTACTCTAGTAGAGTTTAAATTACCTAAAGCTCACTTACAAATACCTACAATCGAAACTGCTGATATTATATCATCTACAGTTGAGTTTGCTGGTCAAGAGGGCGGCACATCAACTGGCGGCACTCCAAATAAAGGAGACGAGGTAATAGTTAAGTATAAAGGAGACACAGTACATTCTGATTCAACTTATGCTGCAGATGGTTCACATACTGTATAAAAATGGCAACGTACAATCTACTTCAAGAAAGTAGTGTACACATCGTACACGAGGGGAGTCGTTATTTAATTAAAACGACTCCTGAAGTGTCGTTCTCACAAACATTCGCGGAAGATGCATACGAAGTAAAGACTTTGCACGATCAAACAAAGATGTTTCAGGGAACAAGTATAACAAAAGCAAATCCCGCAAACTTTAGTTTTGCAGTTCATCTAACTCAAGAGAAAGATGAAACAATTGTAAAAAGTCTTCTGACTGATTATGATGATAATACTAATGGAGAACAATTATTAAAATCGTTCGACTTATACATCGTAACCAGAGAGAGCACCTTCAAACTAGAAGGATGCGTAATTACTCAAGGAGAATTTAACTTAGAAAAAAGCTCACCACTTAGTTTAAATGTAAGTGGACAAGCACAAAAACTAAGTAGAGTGGGAAATGCTAGCTTTTCGCTTCCACATTCATTGGAAAGCGTTAGTTCGACAAGAACTCCCACCCTTTCGCTTCTAGATGTAGAAGTAGGTTCAGTAGATGTACCGAATCTTTCTGCAGCTACATTACAAGTGCAAAACAATATAAGTTGGACTCCTTATGAGACATTACAAAATAGTTTGTCAGTTACTAATGCAGGTAATGCAATGTACCCGACAACTTATACATTAGGAGATAGAGTAGTAAGTGGAAATATCACACAATATATAACAAGTGATAACTCTGCTACTTTCCAATCTTTTAATACTTCAGAAACAGTAGGAATAAAAACCATAGTAAATGGTTCCACGTTTTTAAATGCAAACTTAGCGGGATGCATGTTTACAAAACGATCTAATGTTGCTGAAATATACACGCAGACTATAGACTTCAGATTAGTTAATAGCCCTGTAAACTTAGGAACCATTATAACATATTAGGAGAAAATAAATGGATTTAAAATCATTACTGGTAGACAGTAAAACAACTTGGGCAGAGTTCCCAGGATTAGATGGATTTGAAGTAGAACTTGCAAATCTATCAAGAAAAGAATTAGTAAACTTAAGAAAAAAATGTACTTCTAGCAAGTTCAATAGAAAAACAAGAGGGTTTGAAGAAATTTTAGACGATGAAAAATTTGTAAAAGAATTTACAGAAGCAACTGTAAAAGGTTGGAAAGGTTTAAAA